CCTCAGATCATGGCATGTATCTCGGTGTCACTGCACAGGACGTATGGCTTTGGTTATGACCGCTGTGCACGGATCTATCAGCAGATCCAGGACATACTGGATGAGCATGGAAACAATCCTGAGCGGATCCGGAAGGCCTGCCTGCAGGAAACAGGTATAAATGTAGTTGATATAGTGACAGGAGATTGATCATGGTTAGAATGACACAGAGTTTTTCCGCATGGTGTCTGAAGTTTCACAGAGACATATATTTTCTTCTGATGTTTGGCCATACAGAACTGTTGACTAAAGAAATGTATGCAGATTATCTGAAGTGGATACAGACAGATGAAGGTAAACAATATCTGAAAGGTGGGAGTAAATACAGAGAGGTGACGGAATGAACAGCATAATGAATGTTATCAAAGAAGATTGGTATGCTTTTTACATTCTTGGACTCAGCATTATTACCGCAGTTATTAAATGGTTTATACGAAGAAGGTGGTGACGAAATGAATCACGACAATACGCACTGTGCCGACTGCACAGATGAGTGTCCAAAAGACTGCATGAGGGCAGAGATTACGAGGAACGCATTGAGCAAACACTGGGCGATGGTAGGTTGGGCACATTTCAAGGGAAACGAGCCAGTAGCAGAGTGTAGAGAGTACATAAGGCAGAAGCGTGGAAAGGAAAGGTGACGGAATGAGTGGTTTCTATTTTGCGCACCGATTGACCGATGAAATAGGCTTTTCATTTGCAGTTGTATACATTCCTCAAGAGCGAGGCCTGCAAATATCACTCATGTTTGGCTGTCTGATGCTGGCGATCGGCTACAACGGAAAAGAGGTGACGGAATGAAGTCATCAACATATTACATGGGTAACGGACACAGTAAGTACGGAATCTACAACAAACAGAAAAAGGAGTTCCAGTTCGGAATCTGTGAGGACACACCAATGCTGGCAGAGGCAAGACTCTTCCAGAAGATCGGTGAGGATGCAAAGAAGTGGAAGTTTGAAGTAAGAGAGGTGACGGAATGACACTAAACGGAGCAATAATGCAAACAGTTTTAATAGGAACGGTGGAACATTTAGATGTTGAACGGATTATATCAATGCACGAAAAACTGGCAAGGAAATAATGAGTATGATATCAAGGTCAGAGTAAAAGAGACTGAAAAATCGTACTCTATGCAGCTTGTCGAAAATAATAGTAGATATTCGCCCGGTCATATAGATATGTTATTCAGCAAGAAAGATAAAATCATGATCAAAAAGGAAAAGTCGCAACACAGCATGAATGTTTGGAGCGACAACGATTTTACAATTTATCCATTTCGTGCCGGGATTCCATTTCACTTTGAAAAAATTACAACAGACTATCTTCTTGGGAGAGAGTTATGACACTGGAAGAATTGAAAGCTGAAGCACAAAAACAAGGTTATCGGCTCCAGAAGGTTCCAGACTATGACTGCTCTTGCTATATGCCATATCCAAATGAACGGCACAAGCACAAGAACGGAAAATGGAAATGTGTGGACAATTATGAGCCGTCTCAGCACAAACGCAAGTATGATTGTTATCATATGCCTTGCACGTATTGTTGTAAACGAAAAAACGTTTAGGTTACAGATAAAAGTTACAAGAAGTAACAAGAGGTAACAACAAGAGGTAACAAGAGAAAGTGGCTTAAATAGCTGAGGTAACAAGAGGTAACAAGAGAATTCAACTTCTTAATATTTTGAAATATGAATATATAAATAATAAGAAGAATAGGAAGTTTCTTGTTACCGTTGTTACCATAGGGCAAAGAACACGATGTTTATAAGCTAAATTGAGGTTACAAGAGTCTTGTTACCTTCATGTTACCTTTTGTTACCAATATAGGAGGAGTAATGAGAATCATAGAGTACAACAGGTGTCACAAGAACAAGAGGAAGTACATGAAGGAGGCAGAGAGTGACAGCTAAGGAGTATCTGAGTCAGATCAGGCTGCTCAACCTGAAGATAGACCAGAAGATGGAAGAGAAAGCAGATCTGATGTCCAGGGCAGCTGGGAACCATTCACCGACTCTCACCAAGGACAAAGTACAGTCCAGTATCTCCGGAGATAAGATGAGCAATACCATAGACAGGTACGTTGACCTGGAGAAGGAGATAGATGATCTGATCGACAGGTATGTGGACAAGAGGGACATGATCATCAATCAGATCCATCAGCTGGAGGATCCCAGATATGTAGAGCTGCTGCAGCTCAAGTATGTGGGCAGGAGAGGTGGAGACGGCCGGATGCATTACATGAGACTGGAGGAGATAGCATGCATCATGAAGAAGCCCAATGGATTGTCATACACATACGGACATATCAACCGTCTTCATGGTGAAGCTCTTCAGGCATTCAAGGAGAATGTTATGTAATTGCAGGTATCAATATGGTACGGTAGTATGGTGGAAAGCTCAGGAGGATAGAAGTCTCCTGGGCTTTTTGTATGGGTGGAGGGAATGAGTAATACTGAATGGATCAGGGAGCTGATCAGGGAAGGCAACACTGCTGCCTTCTATAATGACAGGAAGTGGAGAGCACTGCAGGCTAAGGTCCTGCATGACCAGCATTATGAGTGCCAGTACTGCAAGGCAGCAGGCAAGTATACCAGGGCCAGGTACGTTCATCATGTGAACCATCTGAAGGATCATCCTGAGCTTGCTTATCAGGAGTGGTACATAGATGTGCATGGTGAGAGGCAGAGGAACCTTGTTGCATGCTGCTTTGACTGCCATGAGGCACAGCATCCTGAAAGATTCAGAAAGAAGAGGACAGGCTTCCTCAATGATGAACGTTGGTAAGCATTATGCACAAAAACTACCCCCGGATCGAAAAAATGAAAATTATTTGGGGGAGTGTACAACGGGAGGGGGAACTGTTCTGTTGAGATTTCGTGCTTACGCATGAGCAACATCTTTAGTCAAATTGCACAACGATTTTGAAGGAGAGACGAAAAGTGGCGAAAAAGGTAGAAAAAGTCAGAAAAAGTCTTATCCGTCAGCTGGAAGCAAAAAATGCCTGCCTGGATCACTTCATTGGTCTGGTGAATGACTACTGCTTCTATTTTGAAACAGTGGAAGACATGAAAAAGGACATCCTGGACAGGGGACTGACCTATACCACCGTATCTGCTGCTGGTAAGGAGTATGAAAAAGACAATCCTGCTGTAAAACTGCTGCCCGGATACACAAGACAGATGCTGCAGATCCTCAAGGACCTGGGGCTCACCACTGCCAATGTGCAGGTAGAGGAGGATGATGAGCTGTGACACACCGGATCCAGGACTATATTGATCTGGTCAGGTCCGGAAAATATCCTGTGTGTGAAGAACAGCACCTGCTGTGTGATCTGGTGAAGGCAGAATTAAGATCCGGAAGGGTTTATGTCAATGAAGAACAGCTAGAAAAATATTTGAGTTATCAGAAATACTTTCCTTATGACCTCTTTCCATGGGAGGTCTTTTGTTTTGCCCTGCATAACTGTGTGTACTGGAAAGATTCTGATCAGCTCCGGTGGCCTATGCTGATGATCTACATCGGCAGAGGTGGTGGGAAGAACGGATACCTTGCTTTTGAGGACTTCTGTCTGCTGACATCCACTAACGGCATCCAGAAATACAACATTGACATCTTTGCCATGTCAGAAAAACAGGCCAAGGCCTCCTGGCAGGATGTCTATGATGTCCTGGAAGCTAACAAGAAGAAGATGGAGAAGCACTTCCGATGGACTAAGGAGCTGATCCTGAACACTGACACCAATAGTGAGTTCTGCTTCAATACATCTTCACCTAAGACCAAGGACGGTTTCCGGCCCGGCAAGGTTGATTTTGATGAAGTCCATGCCTATGAGAACTACAAGCTCATGGATGTGGCTACCACCGGCCTTGGTAAGGTCCCAAGGCCCAGGAGAACATACATCACTACAGACGGCCTGGTCCGTGGTGGTGTGCTGGATGACCTGAAGAGCAAGATGAAGAAGATCCTCACTGGTGAGAAGGCTGACAATGGATGGCTGCCATTCTTCTGTCATGTGGAGAGTGAGGAAGAGATCAAAGATCCTGCAATGTGGTACAAGGCCAACCCATCACTGCAGTATCTTCCACACCTGCTCTATGAGATCCAGATGGAGTTCGCTGATTACCTGGATGATCCTATTGGCAACATCAGCTTCTCTACTAAGAGAATGAACTTCCCACCAAAGGCAGGGGAGGACAACATTACCACATGGGACAATGTGCTGGCCACCAATCAGGAGATCGACCATGATGAGCTCCGGGGCAGGTCCTGTTTTGCCGGGATTGACTACATGAGCACTACGGACTTTCT